ATTATCAAGAAGTTCCGCAAGGGCTGGGAACGCAATGATGATGCTTGCTTGGATGTGGTCATGAAAGATTTTGCCAATCAGAAAACAGAGGTAACTACATCCGAAGAGGAGACTTCTGAATGAGCGCAATTGTAGCGAGTGAAATCTGGGGAGAACTACGCCGGTATGTCAACACCGTGGACCGTGACGAAGCCGCAGAGACTGTGGTCGCTGTCCTGATCGACAACGACTACGATGCGGACGAAATCCGCGAAGCCTTCAAGGGTGATGCGGATATCAAACGTGCCCTGGCCGCCTATGCCAACAAAGACGTAGAAGAAGAACCTGACGAAGAAGCAGACGATGATGTTGATCTAGACGAAGACGAACGCTGGGAAAACTGATGTGGTACAATCGTGTGGTAGCTGATCTGGGCAAGATACCTGACTTTATCTCGTACTATGAGCAGGAGTTAGCAGATGCTCGTCGCGACTGCCAGATCGGCGGCATTGTGGAACACCGCATCAAAGAACTGCCTGGTATCACAGAACAGAGATTCAACCAGCTGCAAGAAATTGAAGCTGTGTTGAATTATCTCAACATTCAACTACGCAAGATTCGTCGACGGCATTTTCAAAAGTACCTGGAAGGATATGCTCGTGCCCTGACCAGTCGAGATGCTGAAAAGTATGTGGACGGCGAAGACGAAGTGATTGACTTTGAAACCATTATCAACGAAGTGGCTCTGTTACGCAACCGGTGGTTGGGTATCATGAAAGGCTTGGACTCCAAGCAGTGGATGGCCGGGCACATTGTGAGGCTTCGTGCAGCCGGCATGGAAGATATTTCTGTCTAACCAAGTTTGATCTTGTCAAGAAGGTAGGAAAACGGCTCACCTTCTTTTATTTCATCAACAAACCATTCAGTGTGACAAAGTTCATTGAACCATTGCTCACGATCAGGTCTCTGTGGAGATTCAATATTTACAAGTGAAAGATTTCCCACAGGAGCGGCCAAGCTACTTTGATCTACAAAAACTGGGACTCCATTGATGGCAGCAATAGATCCTGGCCCGCTATTCCAGTTGACCACTGCCCAGGCATTTTGTATAGCTTCAACAAAATCAAAATCATCGTAAGTTCCGGCAATCTTGACAGGGCGATGGGCAGGGTAGTTCTTGCCGCCAACCCCAGTTTGGCGCGGGTGAGGTCTAATGACAATTGGTCTATCTGTGTACAGTTTTAGTTCAGACACAGTTTTAGCAAGCCACTGATCAATGGATACATTACTGGGCCACTGATGACTGTCATGGCGTTGTAGTGCAATCACGATATTGGATCCGCTGCGGCGCCAAGGCTGCAGACTCATATTGAATTTTTTGTACCGGGCAGGATCTTGAGCAGGAGCCCATGCAGCGTTTCTTGTGGTGCCGTTGAGTCCAATTTTCCAAGTAATTCCTCGTTTCAGCATACCCACTTCGGCCACCACAACTGGTCGATTGCTGTCACGAAACTGTTGCCAGATCAGTTGATTGGGTCGCATGCGCCCGGCCCAAACATTGCTCCATATCACTGCAACATCAGCGGATGTGTCATGCCTTACAACTTCTGCTCCAGTCTTGACAAATCCTTGCTGAATAGCTTCAAAAATTGGTCCACTGTTGAGCGCACCAAATTGATCAAAAATACTTACACGCATTTATTCTTCTTAAATATAAACTTAATTATGATTGTTGGAATGCACAAAAAAATCTCCGTAGTCACCACATTTAACCAATCTGGATACAATCGTTATGCCAGCAAAATGATTGACACATTTTTAACAAATTGGCCACAAAACATTGATCTTGTGGTCTATAGCGAAGATTGTGCAATCACTCAGCAGGCTGATAATTTAAAAGTTCTAGATTTTTCTCTCACAGTACCTGAGCTAACTGCATTTAAACAACAGTGGCAACATGACCCTCGGGCAACCGGACAGCTGGCCCAGGGCCCAGTTGATCGCAAGGGCAAACAGCCAGGAATTGGGTTTAAATGGGACGCGGTGAGATTCAGTCACAAAGTGTATGCAGTTGCTGATGCTGCACGTAGATTGTCTTGTGATGTACTGTACTGGATGGACGCAGACACTGTGTGTCACAGTCCTTGCAGTTTTGAATTTGTTGCTGATCAGTGCCCAGAACATGTGGGCATTGCCTATCTGGGCAGAAAAAACAAATACACCGAGTGCGGACTCTACGCACTAAATTTACAAAATACTGTGACTCAGAAGTTCCTGCTAAAATTTCAGTGGATGTATGACAATGCCTTGATGGGAATATTTACTTTGCCAGAGTGGCACGACAGTTATGTATTTGACCATGTTAGACATCAAATCAACACAGCGTACCCTGCTTGGCAACAGCTGGACTGGAGTCAAGGACTAATCACAGGAGAAGGTCACCCTTTGATCAACAGCGAATGGGGAGCATACTTGGACCATCTCAAAGGCAACCGCAAGACTCACGGTCGCAGCGATGATCGAGATTTAAAAATCAAACGAACTGAGGCATACTGGCAATGAAAAGTTTTATCATAACACTGAGCAAAATTAGCACGTCGCTGACGACTGCACTCAATCTCAAGCAGCAGCTAGAGTCATATGGCATGCCTGCAGAACTGTTTGAAGGTACCTACGGCAATGATGCAGTCGAACAAATGACAGCTGAAAACCGAATCATACACCCAGTGGGCATCAAAGGACCTATTACAGAAGATGCAGAGCCTGACCAAAAGAAACTACAAAAAATATCTTCTCCTGGAGTCAAAGGATGCTTTTACAGTCATTATCGACTGTGGCAAAAATGTGTTGAGCTTGATGAGCCCATAATCATCTGGGAGGATGACATTGTGCTTCGTCGTCCTTTTTCCACAGTAGACTGGCAAGATGTTTTGATCTTGGCGCTGGGGCATCCGACCAAAAGTGACAAGTACATGCATTATCTAGAAACTCCTCAAGGCGATCCAGTGGCCCAAGACTACTATCAAAGTTCCATGCCGGGCTGTTGCGGATACGCTATTAAACCTGCTGCCGCCAAGAAGTTGGTGGATACATACCGAGCAACATATCTCCCAGCTGACAACGCAATCAATCAACATCATGTGCGCATACAAATACACAGTCATGTGATGGGTATTGCATTGATTAAGAAAGACGGCAAGAAAAGCCTCACTAGAACCACATTCTGGGATGAATATGAGTCACAGTAATTTTGTAATTTCTCATCGCCCGCATCTGTTTACTCCCATACAGCACAATATACTGCCCGAATCCGTTGAGTATTTTGATGGCACAGGATATCCATCTTTCTCCAAACTGGTCAACAGTTGTGTAGCCAGCGCCGACACAGAAACTGTGATCATTATGTCAGACAAAGTCATGCCCCGGGCTGCTGATGTGCAACGTTTGCTCAAGCTGCTGGATCAAGGCTATGCATTTGTGGCCCTGTATAGACTGGCATTTTTTGGTTTTAAGAAGCAGTTGTTGCGTGAGATAGGCATGTTTGACGAACGATACCTGGGTGGCGGCTATGAAGATGATGACTTTTACATCAGACTCAAAGAAGCCAACTTGGCCAGTTACATCACTGAAGAAGTTGAGTACGCCAAAAGCAAATCTACCTGGAACTACGGTCAGGCACAAGGGCACTTTTACCACAAGTGGGGAGGAGATGCCAAACACAGCAGCATTGCTGCACGTCAGATCGGAGAGGAAAACTACAACTATTATCTAGGTCCTGGTGCGCCAGTTAAATACTTGCCCTGGTCGCATAGTGTGATCACTGCTCGCAGGGCCAAAAGATATCAGGACATTACTATAAAATGAGTTGCGAAATTATAAATCACTTGCACGGAATCGAAACCTGCTCTTACCTAGAGTTGGGCATACGAGACAACAAAAATTTTGAAAAAATAAATTGTAAACAGTTGTTTTCTGTGGACATAAACGGTCGTGCCATGTTTACAGGCACCACTGATGACTACTTTGCACAGTTGACTGATCAGGAATTTGACATTATTTTTATTGACGCCAATCACGACGCAGAATACGTGGTACGAGATTTTAACAATTCAGTTCAACGATGCAGACAATGGGTGTTGATTCATGACATGATTCCACCTTCGGTCAAATATACTTCTAGTAAATTTTGCAGCGATTCATTTCGTGTGCTGCATCACTTGCTGAGCCAGACCAGGTTTGAAATTTATCCAATGAATGAAAACTACGGCCTGACCCTGATCAAGATGCCAGCCGAGCCCATTGTGTTGGGCAACAGCAGCATCAATTTGTCGTTTGATCAGTTTCAAGAGTTTATTGCAACACAACGTCTTTACACAAGAGACGAAATAGTTGAGTTACTAAGGAATCAAAATGTTTGATGGGTCAAGAATTTTTGTAAGCGGAGCAACTGGTTCGTGGGGGCAGACATTGATCACCATGTTGCTGGACCGACACAACGTAGAAGAGATAGTGTGTTTTTCTAGAGGCGAGTTGCAACAAGTGTTGATGAAGCGAAAGTTTAATAATCCTCGACTGAAATTTGTCATTGGTGACATCAGAGACTACGATGCTGTCAAGCAAGCCACCCGCGGAATTGATTATATTTTTCACCTTGCTGCACTCAAACATGTTCCTGTATGCGAAGAAAACGTTCAAGAAACAATAAAAACAAACATCAACGGCACAACCAACATTGTGAATGCTGCCATTGAAAATCGAGTAAAAAAGGTCATTGACGTAAGCTCAGACAAAGCGGTTGAGCCTATCAACTTGTATGGCATGACCAAAGCAGTAGGTGAAAAAATCATTGTGCAAGCCAACGATCTAAGTGATTACACCAAATTTGTTTGCATCAGAGGCGGCAACGTCATGGGCTCAAGTGGGTCAGTTATTCCGTTTTTTATTGAACAAATCAAAGCTGGCGGTCCGATCACTATTACAGATGTCAAAATGACTCGATTCTTTTTGACCTTGGAAGAGGCCATTGAGTTGTTGTTCAAGGCCAGTATTGACAGCATCGGTGGAGAAACATTTGTCATGAACATGCCCGCATGTTACATCAAAGATCTAGCCGAAGTGTTGATGGATGAATACGGCACAGTTGAAGTTAAGGAAACTGGCATGCGTCCCGGAGAAAAGCTAGATGAAATGTTGATCTCGCATCATGAATCTCAACTGTCGTTCTGCTATGATGAAAACTATTTCTTGACACTGCCAGCAGGATACAACCAAACCTTGGCCACTCGATACCAGAGTCATGCAGCGTTTCCTTATGCAGAGTTTTCGTCTGTGACCAAGATAATGAACAAAGCACAAATTAAACAAATGCTCAAGAAAGGCAAATTTATATGAACATTGTGGTCTTGGGTGCACACGGCATGGCCGGGCATGTGATTTCAAAATATCTAAAGTCTCAAGGCCACAGCGTGATTGATGTTGCTCGGTCTGGTGCTGACATCTCTGTGGACTTTGAACATCGTCACAGTGTGGATCAAATGTTTGATCAACTGCAACTGGATCGCGTTGACTATGTGATCAACTGTGTGGGACTGTTGGTCAAGGACAGCATTGATCGTCCAGATCGAGCAGCGTGTCTCAACAGTTGGCTACCACACTATCTGGAACATTGTTTGTCTACTACCTCTGTCAAACTGGTGCATTTGTCCACAGACTGTGTGTTTGACGGAGCAAAAGGCAATTATACAGAAACAGACCCTCACTCTGAGACCAACAGCTATGGCCGGTCCAAGAGTCTAGGCGAAGTCAACAATGCCAAAGACATTACTTTTCGCATGAGCATCATAGGTCCTGAACTCAAGGCCACAGGCACTGGCCTGTTCAATTGGTTTGTGAATCGTTCTGGTGCTGAAGTTAGTGGCTGGGAAAATGCCTGGTGGAACGGTGTCACTACTCTGCAGTTGGCCAAGTGTATTGATCGGTACATGCAAAATCCTGTGATCTCAGGAGTGTATCATGTGGTGAACAACAACGTCAAGATAAACAAGTATGAGTTGCTGTGCAAAATAAATGAAATTTACAGCGTGGGCAAAACTGTGATTAGAACCACAGGACCCAAGCCAGTGGATAAAATCTTAGTTGATACTAGACAACAGCTTGATTTTGGTATCCCTGATTACACTGTTCAACTGGCTGAACTTAGAGATTTTTAAAATTGTACGAATACCCGGACTGGTATTGATCCACTGGCCCAATATACTGGGCTATTAACTCAACTGCTTGACCAGATGCCCATTCTTGATCGGTAAATTGGCTCCAGGCCAAATGCTCATGCCAATCGTCCCGGTGTTCTGGTTCAGTGGGATCTTGCCAGGTGTCCAATATTGATGTACCTGCAGCCCATGTAGGACAAGGATACAAGCTTATTACTTTCTTACCATACCAAAATGCTTCGGCGGTTATGGCACTGGCTTGAGATACCACAAGGTCAGCCCAGTCCAGGTCATCCCATAGTGTGTTCCAGCGTAGACCAGACTTTCCTGATTTAAGTCGTATCTTGACTTCGGCCCCAGGAAATTTATCCAACATTGATTTGGCCCAGGCATCAGTTTCAGGAGTCCATATGGTGCTGGTCATTTTGCTGGGTGCTATCAGCACTCGCTTGACTGTTGTTACTTTCCATGGATGCCGGGGCAAGTCCAACAAATGCCAGCGAGAATATGGAACTGGTAGTAATTGAGTATTTGCAAACCCATTCACACTGTATCTCCACCAGCGACGTTGTTTATAAAGATGGTTGCCCAGGTATCCTCGATGTATAAAAATTGTGGGCAACTGACGATTCAATCGGTGCCTAACCTCGGGTCTCAAAATATTGCCGCCCATGATCATGGGCTCATGGTCCTCTACTTCAGCCAGATCGTTTACTACTGAGAGATCTTTTGCGCATATGATATTCCCATCAAAATCTGACTGTAATATTTTGAACAGCATTATATAAACTTCTTCATGTGGCTCCAGCAACTGCCATTTTGTAGTTCTTCAAATTTCCAGTGACTCATGCTCAGACGCTCTACCCAGAGCTGTCGATCAGGCATGTCAGGTGTTTCTATCTTGACAAGATCATGATTGGCTACTTCGGCTGATTGACTGTGCACAGGATCGGTCACAAAAATAGGAACACCCTCAATGGCTGCTCCTACCACAGGACTTGAATTGTGATTCACAGCAGCCCAGCAATTTTTAAGATCACTCAGCAAATTTTTATTGTTGCTGATAGTGACATTTTTAAATTCACCGCTTTGATTGAAACTGGTGATATAGTCACAAGCTGCCTTGTCTCCTGGGTGGGTACGAACCACAATGGGACGATCAGTGTGCTGCCTAATTTTTCTCACAGTGTCGTTTGCCCATTCAACAACATTGTAATTGCCCATGCTCCAGCCGCCGTTTCTTTGCAGCAACAGCAGCACATGGTTGCCAGCGGTTCTCCAGGGCTTGAGTGAAATTCCTAGGTCTCTAGATATCTGTTGCCAGCGTTGCGCATCAGGATGCGAGTCACAATAGATTCCAGTTTTTGGAAAAATGCCGTCAAAACTGTATCTTAGATAGTGCAGAGGATTCTCAGTATTGGCATACAAAAACAGATTGCTGTCAACTACTACCACATGCCGTTGATGCTTTCGTTGTTGATGAATAATTCTTCGTCGAAGAGCCAGATGTGGCCGCATGATTTCGGTGGGTTCTCCGTGACTCCAGCCTTGTATCACTGCTACATCTGACAAGGTATAATAATATTCGTTGCAATCAATCACTGTGTCACCGCAGACTTTGGCACCTTGTGAGAAGTATTTCAAAAGATCAATTTTTTCTTGATTTTTTGCATTGGGTACTGTGCGATGATATACTGTGACGTTGGTCATTATTCTTCGGGCTCATTGATGATGGGCAACAGGTGTTTCCAAACCTGACCAGAACTCATTTCCCAGCGATTCCATTGACTGTTGACCAAGTGAGTCATCCATAATTTTATCAGATATGGAGATGCTTTCTTGGGCTCGTCAATTTCGTCTAGTGAGTGACTAGAAACAGGATATGCCAAGCATCCTGGATCAAGTGCCACAACAGGAATTCCGGCCAGCACAGCATCAACTGCAGAACCACTGGTGTACGTTACGCACACATCACACTGTGACAAGGCCTTGGTCAGCGGTATCTCACTACCCAGACTCCAGGTAATTTTTTTGTGATTTTTAAACAGCACTGGCCAAGCATCGACCATGATCTCTTGAATGCCTTTGTTGCTGATGCCTGGATGCATTCTGACATCAATTGTTTTTTCGGATACCTGGCGAATTTGATCGATTGTGTCAGCTATCCACTCACCAAATTTCAATCCCCGTAGACTACCATCCCCGGGCAATTGTCCCAACAACAAAATTTTGTCTTTTTTGTTTTCGGTCCAGGCCATGGGTTCTTTTACATCACCACTTTCCACCAGTTTGGCCAGGCGGCTGTTATCTATGTGATCTTCGTGAAAGAATTTTCCTGTACCATTTAAAAATCCATCAACTCCCACACGATAAAATTCATAATAATTTTTGTGATCAATTACTCGACCCAGCACAGGAGTTTCGATATAGATAATTCGTTTGGCATTCTTGGCAATGTTTTGTTTGGTAACATGATGCTCCGCTGATCGATCCTTGGTGGTTCCAAATTGCACAGCAACATCACATGGCGGTATGTCTTGATCATAACACAGCACCAAATCAATTCGATGTTTCTTTTTTAAAAATTGCAACGATGTTGTTTCGTGGGTCGAAAAATAATAATTCTCAACTCCATCATAGAATGATTTAAGAACTGTGCGTTCAGTATTGTTCATGGCCGACGCCATGCATACAACTATTTTCATATGGTTTCCTCTAAAATTCTTTTGGCTGTTCCGTTGCGTAGCTCTCTAACATGGAACTGCCCATATGCCAAATGGCATGCCCAGGCGTGCAGTTTGTCTGAGTCAGGGTAGTAAGGTGTTTCAATTTTGCTGAGATCGCTGTTGCCCACTGGGTTGGCTGCTGACACTGGTGCTAGTGGAAACACTGGAACACCGTGAAACACACTTTCAACAGCAGCGTTGGAATTGAATGTCACTAGAGCAAACACATCGTTCAGCGCCGACTCCAGGGTATCATTCATGACTCGGTCTATGCGCTGAGTTGCTCGTCGACGTATCACAACCGGACGGTCTGTGTGTTGCTTTATGGTACTGACAGTTTGCTCAATCCAGGACTCAAGATCTATCCCGTAAAACTTACAGGGTTTTTCATCAGGTACTGCAATCAAGATATTCCTTCCAGACTTGTTCCAGGGCTGAAACTTCTTTTTGAACATTTCAAATCTATCAGCAGGTCGTGGTACAATTTCATTGTGTTGTATGTTGTTCTTGACCACTCGATGCCATAGTTTATACCCGTTGGGATTTAGATTGCTGACCTGATTACCAAAGTACCCTGAATCAATGTAGTAGAAATCTCGTTGATCCTGCCAACACTGTTTCATTAGCTTGTGTTTGAGAATACCTCGCAGCACTAGTGGGTCTGTGCTGGCACCATAATCAAAATTGGCCATATCAGTCACTGTGGTATTGCAGCCGTATGCAAACCCAGTGATGTATTCGTCATTGCCTTTGTTAAGAAAAATCCAAGTCATACTGATATCCATGCTTTTGTTCATAGCTGACATCTTGAAATATCTTTGTCAGCTGATTGATTTTCTCTGTGCTGGAATAGCTGGTAAAAGTCAAATTATTCCCAGTAGACAGTGTGGCGGTGAGTCCCAGGGCCATGTAGTGATCGTAAAATTTGACATCGTCCCCTTTGATGTCATGACCAAGTTTGGTCCATGCAACCGGAATACCAAATGCATGTGCGCATACTATCCCGTGTAAGGAACTGGACAAAATAGATCTACACTCAGTAATTTCCCGTGCAACCTCAAGTGGATCCCACCTCAAAACATCAATCACTCGGTGGTTGGGATACATGTTTTTGGCCAACTCATAATCAGAGTAATGCGGAACAATTCCTAGGTCGTAACGTTTGCGACTTTCGTAATACAGTAATGGCAACAACATTGCTGGATCACCGTACACAGGAGCACAATGCCCGCCCGACGCAAGCAAATTATTTCGAGTGATTGGGCCGCGTACAAATCGCCAGTTTGCAGTGGGATTTAGTTCTTCTCGAATGTCAATGATTCCACTGCCCAACACAGTGACTCCGGGTCCGGCCATTCTGGCAATGGATCCAATGCACAATGTATCATAGGAGTCAGTGCTGTATTCATGTGCTATATCAAAATGATCAAGCAACACCGGAGTCAACACATCACCAAAGTTTCCGGGTTTAGGTTTTTTAGCCCACCATACTTTCATATGACATCTCGTTGCAGGCAAAATTCTGTAAGCATGCGCTCTCGATGCCATTCATCGGCCATGGGTGTGGTGGCAAAATCGTGAAAGCATGGTGTGCCCAGTGTGTAGTGCAACAGTTTGGCGTCAGGGTTGGCACCGTACTCGTCAGGCAACCAATTCCATTCAGGTGGCAGCTCCCCCACACGGTCATCACTGGTCCAGGCAAATCTGTGCAAGTGTGCTCCTGTGGATTTTTGAATATAATCAGGTGTAAGTTTTCGGGTGGGATAATTGCTGCAGTTGAAAATCATCACACTAGACCAATTTTTTCTAGGATAGTCTTCGTTTTTGGCTCCCAGATACTTTTCAGTCATGCGTGTTTTGTAGTCATGCTTGACCACTTGCACGTCTTTGTCAGATTGTCGCAACGCCCATAACTCTGCAATGTCCCCACGCAGGATCATGTCGCCGTCTATGAATATGGCATGACCGCTGTAACCCATCAGGTACGGCACCAAGAAGCGGCTGTAGATGAATTGATTGCTACCGTCAGTGTGCGTTTCGGTATAGTCTCGAAAGTTGTTGAGTGCCAAGGGAACAACAGCAACTGGCACACTAGAGTGCCTAATGATTGAGTTGGCGCACACATGATATGCAATGGCTTCCCTTGGATCGTAACCGATAAAAATTGGAATGGTTTTCATTTTCTTTCTATGTCCTCTTCTACACACTGCTCGCCGTATTGTATTTCTACAATCTTGCAAGGAACATCAAACGGATTGGTCAACTGATGCCATTCGCCTACTGCAATCTTATATTCCTGATGTGGGTGAAGATGTGTGGGCGGCAATACATATCCTCCAGCGAGTTGACTGTTGACTATGCACTCACCCTCGCTCACAATCCAGTACTCTGCACGGTGCTGATGTCGTTGCATACTGAGACTTTGTCCTGGATCCACTGTGAGTTCTTTGACTTTCATTCCTGCCACTTCGTGCAGCACACGATAGTATCCCCACTGCCGTTCAGTTCTAGGAGCTTTCCATTCTTGAAGTATCCATGAGCTGGAGTTGCGTTTGTCTTCGCCACCCACACCAAACGCAAAAGACACCCGTGAGTCTTGCACCGTCATTTCGGGAATGTTAGCCTGTGTGCGATCGCCACCGTTGGCAAACACAATGTCGGCCGTAGGGTATCTAGCGCGAACCACACGGATAGCGTCCGAACTGGATCCGTCGTTGTCGTTATAGGTCACAACTTCATCCACCATGTTGAGATTGCCCACCAGAGCCAGCCGCTCCTGAACAGGCATGAATGGCCGACCTTTTTTACGGGTTAGCCATGCGTCCGAATTGAGTCCAACAATGAGTCTGTCGCCTAGAGTGCGAGCTGCTTTGAAGTAGGCTAGGTGGCCCGAATGAACAGGATCAAATCCACCAGTTACAAGTACAATTTTGTCCATACTAATATTTATGTGCATAGATAATGATAAATATCAAATCATGTTAGATCGCAACCAACTAAAAGAAATACGGCGAGCTGCCAAAGAAGCACTTCGAGCCTCAAAAGAAGCGCATCGAGCCTCAAAAGAAGCACACCGTGCAGCCAAAGCTGCTGGAACATACAAACCAATAAAAAGATCTGAACAAACACCAGTTGATTGTGCTTGTGTTATACACGGCCATGCATATGACTGGACCTATGTTGACACGCTGTACAACATGTTGAGTCGCAACATATCAAGCGGAATTCGACTGCACGTCTACACCGAAACTGAACGTGCGGTGCCTTCGCACATGATAAAACACTGCTTGGACGACTGGCCCGAAGTAAGTCGTCCCAAAAAAGCCTGGTGGTACAAGATGCAGTTGTTTAATACTCAGCATCATGCGGGCACCCTGCTGTATTTTGATCTAGACACTGTGATAACTGGTAATCTGGATTGGATTCAGTCTCTAAACACTAGATATTTCTGGACCATTAACGATTTTAGATATCTATGGAAACCAGGATTTCAGGGTATAAACTCCAGCATGATGTGGTGGGATACTCGCAATTACTCACACGTTTGGAATGAGTTTGTATCACACAATCTGCAGGCCTTGACACGAAAATATCACGGTGATCAGGACTATTTGACTGCGGCCTTGGATCGCCGTTATCTGAAGTTTTTTGATCATGCAAGTGTGCAAAGTTGGCGCTGGCAGGCCCTAGATGGTGGCATGAATTTTGCAAAGAGACGGCACAATTTGCCCAACACAGGCACCACTATAGACCCTGCTACGTCTGTGTTGATATTTCATGGCAGTCCCAAGCCACACGAAATTCAAGATCCAGCAATCAAAAACATCTGGGTTTGATAAATAATAGTGGAGATAACCTATGTCAACACCGTCTATTAGAACTATACAAATTTGGGCCCAAGGCTTTGGGACAGAACCGGCCTCAATTAACGCAACAGTAAATGAATCTGTAGTTTTTAGTGGACCAATCGCCACAGTTGATCAACCTGTGCAGACTCGGGGTGGCCCTCAATTCAAGGGAACAGGTCAGTTGGCATTTTCTTTTGACATTCCTTTTGATTTTGTCGGTGCGATCCCGATGTCTATTGAGGTTACTCGTTGGAGCGTTGTGATCACAAACAGCCTCTATAACTACGTGCCAAGGGTTGTTGAAAACGAAATTGACTCGCCGGCTAGCGCCGATATCTTTTTGCCAATCACGACTCAAGATATAGTTGATCCCAAAAGCAATCCAAAAATCAACAATGTGCTGCAGATACCTAAACGTACCTCACCTGACATCGGGGAGTGGTATTGGCCGCTTGAGCCTGCAGATGTCTTTACATTTGATCTGGAAATCTCTAACCCAGGCGTGGCACCGCCAGCACCCGCCTAACTCTTAATTTGCCCAAAATTCCTGTCCATGCTATAATACAGTTTGAGTCAACAAACTAGGAGTCGAACATGGGCTATCGTGTGCTAGGTGAACGTGATGCTAAATGGCAACCACGCAAGGGTTTGGAAGGTCCGTTTTTCTACCCCAATGGCCAGGTGTTGTACTACGACCCACGTGAGGGTGCATACTGGGATCCACTGACCGACTTTTATGTGCCTGATGCGGATGTGGCAGAATTACAACAGCAGTTCCTGGAAGTGCTGGCTCGCTGATTTGCCCGAAATTTCAGTTCGTGCTATAATACAGCATGGGTCAACAAAACAGGAGCAGGTAATGAGTTCATGGATCAAAGACGGCAAACGAGTTCAGGCCCGCTATCTGGGCTCTGAACCAGTGCAAGGCCTAATTGTGGAAAGCCGTGTGCGCTACGGCGGCAAGGTATGCTACACTGTGGTTCTGGACCAGCCAACTCAGTTCCCCTGGCGTTCGGACCCTGCAACCGTGGTAATTGTGGATCAAACTGAAATCGACGCAGAATTGACCTAAATTCCGGTTCGTGCTATAATACAGCATAGGTTAACAAAACAGGAGTTGAAAATGATCAAGCAATTTGTCCAAGTCAGTGCTCACAAAGACAGCAATAATTTTGCACATTGTAGCAACCTGAGCTTGATGGCTTCGGGTATGAGTGCTGCTCAGGCTCTGCAGAATCTGCAGGACATGGCAGATGACTATGCTCAGCGTGGATACACTGTTGAGTGGATCCGTAATGATTTTGACGCTGTGGACGAAGAAATGTATGGCGAATTGTTTGTTTGACTAAAATTCCCATCTGTGTTACAATAAGACTTAGGTTAACAAAACAGGAGCTTGAAAATGAGCGTTGTTCGTATTGTGCGTGGTAACTATCGTGGCCAAGAAATCGTCAACACTGAATTTGAACTGGTATCGGGATTTCAAACTGGTGCCCGCGGCGGATTTGTTACTGTAAAAAATGCTGGGCATTTTCCCAAGTTCTCAGATACTATCCGTGTGCGGGTAGACAGCATCCAGAATTTTGTGTACACTAGCGGCATGACTGAAACTGTTACTCCCATTACCCCAGCCCCTGTTGCACAGGCCGAAAGCGATGAACAAGCCATGGATCGTATCCGTGAGCGCTTTGACATCTTGCATGAGATGACCAAAGCCACTGTGAGTGGCGACATCCGTGCCATGATTGTGTCGGGCCCACCTGGCGTGGGCAAGAGCTTTGGCGTAGAGCAAGAAATTGAAAAAGCTACCCTGTTTGACAAAATGGCCGGCAAGAGACTCCGTGCCGAAGTTGTCAAAGGCTCAGCTAGCCCAATTGGTCTGTATAAAACACTGTACAAATACTCGGACTCTAACTGTGTTGTGGTGTTTGACGACTGTGACAGCATCCTGTTGGATGACGTGGCTCTGAACCTGTTAAAGGGTGCCTTGGACTCGGGCAAAAGGCGTAAAATTTCCTGGCTCAGTGAAAGCCGTGCACTTGCACACGACGGTATTCCAGACAGTTTTGAATTTAAGGGCAGTGCCATCTTTATCACCAACTTGAAATTTGACAAGATGAAGAGCCAAAAGCTTCGAGACCACTTGGACGCACTGCAGAGTCGTTGTCACTACCTGGACTTGACACTGGACACCATGCGTGACAAGATCCTGCGTATCCGGCAGATTGCCAAAGACGGTGTGTTGTTTGCAGACTATGATTTTGAAGAGTGTGTGCAGGACGAGATCATTGACTTCATGAACACCAACCAGAATCGCTTGCGTGAGATGAGCCTGCGTATGGCAATCAAGATTGCAGACTTGCGCAAGATGAGCGTAGGGAACTGGAAACGCTTGGCAGAAACCACTTGCATGAAGCCTGCTGCCTAACATGGCCTGGATGATTTTGATGAGTAGCTAAGGAACTGTATGTACGAAATTTGGGACGGTGATTTGTTTTTGTATCATGTGGATACTCAATACGAAGCTGACGAAGCTGGCTTCACTGTAAAACAGCACAGCACATAGTCGGAATAGTTTTACTCCTGATCAGGTCGGATCCTGATTTCAATAGGCACCTTGGAGTGCCTATTTTTTTGACTTTGTGTGGCAAGTTAAATACTTTATGCTAATAAAATTTTCTAATTCAGAAACAGTATCTTTTGAATTGGTTAGTAATCCTGTTGCTGAGACTTATAAAAAAATATATAAACACCTGCAGCACGTTGACATTCCGTTTAGGACCTGGGACAATCCTTTTTATGTTCACAATGCTCGGACATTAATTAACACAGCTCGAGTAGTAAATGTAACAGTAGACCCAACTCAATTGAGTGATCAACTGTATCTAAACCAGCTGCATCAAATATACGAAACATCCTACAACGGCAATCCTGCCTGGCTAGATTTTCACGAACAGATACACTTAACAGAAGATGGCCGTACTAGTTTTAAAAAGTTGTCAATAGATTATAGAGAACTTGCAGGACCTTTATCTTGTGTGTTTGATCAAAATTGGACCAAATATCAGGTAACAAAAGTAGAACCTGGTGATGTTTTTGTTGAGTGGGCAGAACTTGGAAAGCACCCATTACGTTATTGGGCTGACAGAGAGCCCAACAATCTTGATCGATTATGCGAGTTAGCCAAACCTTGGTTAACATTACGACCAAAAATTGTAATTGCACTAGAAACACAAGATTTTTTACAGAATTCAAAATCAATAGAATTTTTAGATTGGTGGAAACAATATCAAGAACCATGGTGCCGGCACTGGGGGATAGATTCTTGGTCTATAGAAAATATAGTTGGCTCAATTCCATTAGGAAAGATAAAAGTAGATTTGATCGACCAGCTAACTCAATTATTAATACAACACCGTCCAGTCCGAGTAATGATTTAATTTTGCTAGGACTCTTGCAAACGTACTAAAAAATGTGTTATACTAGTCAAACATGAAACAAGCAACTATCATAATTCGAGACGAAGTCAATATCAAAATAGAAGGCTTAGATCTTGACTGCCGTAAAGCTCTAGTAAACGCCTTCAAGTACGAGAATCCGGCAGCACGTTACATGCCAGCAGTGAGACTGGGCCGCTGGGATGGCAAGATAGCATACTTTCAACTGGGCGGCAGCACTTATACCAACCTGTTGCCAGAGATCCTGCCCATCTTGGAAAAGTTTGACTATGACGTTGAACTAGATGATCAGCGCACATATTCGACATCGTTTGAGTTCGGGCTCATGAGCGAAAGCACATTCTCCAACAAGACATGGCCCAAAGGACATCCGGTAGAAGGCGAACCTATCGAACTAAGAGACTATCAAGTGGAAATCATTAATACCTTCTTGGCTAACCCGCAGTGTATTCAGGAAGTGGCCACAGGTGCAGGCAAGACCATAATGACTGCTAGCCTGAGTTGGAACATGGAGCCGTATGGTAGGTCGATTGTGATTGTGCCCAACAAGAGCTTGGTCACACAAACAGAAAAAGACTATGTTAACTTGGGCCTGGATGTAGGTGTGTATTTTGGTGACTGTAAAGACTACAATCGCACACACACCATCTGTACTTGGCAAAGTCTCAACAACTTGTTGAAGGACACCAAGTCAGGTGCTGCAGACTTTACCATTCAGGACTTCCTGGACCGTGTGGTGTGCGTGATAGTGGACGAAGTACACATGGCCAAGGCCGAAGCACTCAAGACCTTGCTGACAGGCGTGATGGCACATATTCCCATACGCTGGGGACTCACAGGCACAGTGCCTAAAGAAAAGTTTGAAAGCCAGGCTCTCTTGGTAGGACTAGGTCCTGTGATTGGTCGACTCAGTGCCAATGAACTGCAACAGCAAGGTGTGTTGGCGCAGTGCCATGTGAACATTGTGCAGTTGGTGGATTATGTGGAATACAAAGACTATCAAAGCGAACTCAAATACCTGTTGGAAGAGTCAGGACGTCTAGATACCATTGCTGACCTAGTGACCCGTGTGAACGAAACAGGCAACACT